GGTCTAACGAGCGCGATCGGTGAGTGATTTTGGATTTTGAAAAATAGGGTTGCATGTTCATATACAACGCAGTTCGAAAAAGGAGAAAAAACGATGATGCTGTTTGATGGTTTGGCCAAGCAGGGCAAGGTGTTGGTGGTTATTTCGGCGGTGTTCTTCGCGGGATGTTTCGGACCGTCTCAGTATGCAATTGCAAAATCCGAACCTGCAGCGGTGTCTACAGAAAATCGGATTGTTGAGCTAACCGCAAAACGTCAAAGTCTGGTCGCTGAACACAAAGGTTTGATCGAGCGGCAGCGGGAAGTTGAAATTGAGTTCTGGAAAGTGACCGGCGCCCTTAACGAATTGCAAAACTCTCAAAATGTGAGCGGTTTAAAAAAGTAAAGAAACGGAGCGGCTTATGAGGTTTCCTGTCGATTGGAAAGCGGTCAATGAGGACACGGACCGGCTTTTTGTTAAAGGGGGATGGCTTGTCCGTGTCTATGAAATGGAACAAACCTTTGTTGGTGAAAGCGAGCCTTATCAACTGATGCCCTGGAAAAAAACAGACTTCTCACAAAAATGCAATTTCGTGCATGCCCGGACACAAAATTTTAAACTGATATTTATTCAAGACCCTAACCATGAATGGGGTGTGGAATCGTGAGCCCTGATCAGATAGGTATCGCTGTGTTTGGGGTTGCTGCGGTATTTCTTAGCCAGGACCCGCGCCGTGAATATCAGCGCTGGGCCTGCATATTCGGGCTGCTTGGCCAGGTGTTCTGGTTTTACTGCAGCTTCAAAGCTGAGCAGTGGGGGATTTTTGCCCTGTGTTTCTTTTACACCTTCAGCTGGCTTAAAGGCCTAAGAAACTTCTGGTTCTTTTCGGATAACAGCACAGCTAAAGCAGTGAAATATCCAGATCACATTCAACCCTTCGGCGATCTAAAAGCGGTAATTGAACTCAGAAATATTATTTCGACAATCACTAAAGATCGTGACCGCCTAATCGCCGAGAATGCAAAGGCTCAGCAATTCAAGCGCGACGTCGCAAAGGAATTTAATGCGCACCAAGATTTCCCTTTTAAAGACGTGCTAGATTTCGTCAAGAATGCAGCTCATGCGCTCCGGGAAATGAAATCTGAGATGGCGAGGGTGAGGGCTGATAATGAATGGTCTAATGCCATGTATCGAACACAATGCCGGATTATAGAACAAAAAAATGAAGAACTCGCCAGCTTGAAGGCCGAGAATGCAGAGCTGACAAAAAAACCATCCCAATACGTATTAATTCACAGGGACAATCTTTGTAAGCTTGAAGCTCTGCTTCATGTTCGTGACGAAGCTTTGAAAGTTTCGGATGATGCAACCAGAACACTGCATGAAAAGATCACCCGCCTCACCGCTTCCTTGGCGATGGCATATGAGGTTTTAAAAGACGAAGAAGCATACTGGCAAGAAGCCTCAGATGATTATTCGGCGACAATTCAAGAGGGTGGAAAAATTGATCCTGAATTAACGTCAGAAATAAGCAAACGTCTTTCTTTGATAATTAAAACTCTATCAGACCCCACAGGCCAGCTCGCCTATGAGCGGTGGAAGCGGATGGATCGGGTTTGTAATGCCATAAAAAAGAGCATAGAGATGAGAAATAAAATTGCTCGTGGTATGCGAGATTGTATAGCTAATGACACAATGGAAGGATTTCCAGAGGACAGTGAAATTAATGCTGTTGATAGTGAATTAGAAGATGCACTTGAAGCCTTGGACGCTTCTGGATTAGATGCGGGAAAGGACGGCTTGTGATGGCTCACAATTGCCCAAAATGCTATCAAGCATGTTATTGCGGAGGTGACGTTGACGACTGTTTTTTTGAAGGGACAAAAAAACAGCTTATGTGCGGTCATTGTCCTTACGATGAAGACGAAAACGATGAAGATTATTTAGACGAAGGAAAGGACGGCGGAAAATGAACATTCCTTTGTGGTTTTTTGTGTGGTGGCTTGTTGGATTTTTGACGGTTCTTTTGGGAGCGATTGAGCTGGGATCCGAGATCCGGGTCCGGCACGTGATTGACTTCATAATGATGGGTTTCCTGGGCCCGCTGGTTACCATGCTCTTTATTTTCTTTTGGTGGATCGGGTTCAGTCAAAAATGCAAGCTCTTCGAGATTGTTTTATGGAAGGGAAGAAGAGAGGTGGATCCGTGAAAGTTCTATCTGTAAGGCAGCCGTGGGCGTGGCTGATTATAAATGCCGGAAAGGATATCGAGAACAGAACCTGGAAGACAAAGTTCCGTGGGCCCGTCTACATTCACGCCTCTCAAACGCTCGATGTTCCAGCGATGCGATCCATCGAGACTTTGTGTTATCCGCTGCCGATTCCGGAGGAACGTGATTTTGCCCGCGGTGAAGTTATAGGAACAGTTGAAATCGTCGACTGCGTTACAGAATCAAACTCGCCTTGGTTCGCCGGTCCGTACGGGTTTGTTCTCAAAAATCCCAAACCCATCAGCCCGACCTTCAGGATGCCCGGAAGGCTCGGCTTCTTCGAATTGCCGGAGGTTGGGTTGTGAGCGAAGAACTTTATTACATCGAAAACAAAGACAGGGGTCATGTTGGGAACTCCATCTTGTGGTGGAAATGGGATGATCACGGTTACACATGCGATGTGCGAGCGGCTAAGAAGTTTTCAGAAAAAGATGCGCTTCGTGCAGTTGCCGATCATTCAAAGTACGCGATGCACAGGTGTAAATACATTGACAGCATTGTCCAATATCACATCGACTTTCAAGACCTTCACCGCAGCCACACGATCATCCCCCACACTCTTGATGGCCTGCCTATCGAGCTGCGTGAAGGAAGATGGGAGCTGATCGATGGCCTTTGAGCACCGATTCTTTGGAAAGGCCTTTGGAGCATGAGAAACAAACCAATCCCGGCGATTTTCATTCGTGATCCGCTGACTGAAACAGAGATCGCCGAAATTAAAGCGTACATCCGGCATCGCCTGGATGAAGGTGTTGAAAAATTTGACGACGGCCTTGTTGCTGCGGATGTTGTCCTCTCTGGAATATCGAATCAAAAACTTGTCACGTGCAAACAGATCAAAGAGTACAGATTAGAAATCAACCCAAGCAGCAAACAGAAGGAGAGTTTAGAGATGGCGACGAGATTCAGCCCCGAAGAAAAGTTGAAAATGAAAGAGTTTGTTTTGAGTCATACAGGCGGTGACGATCATCTCACTGCCTTGGAAATCGCGAACCGTATCAATGCCGCGAAGATGGCATCGCGGCCGATAAATCAGTTCTTCGTTAACCACATCAGGAAATCTCTTAGCAATATCAAAAAGCCAAAGAAACCGTTGATAGCGAAAGCGGAAAAGCAAAAGCCGGCGCGTTTGGTTAAGTCGGAACCTGCTAACAAAAGCGGCTCAATAGTCGGAGCGATCGCGGCGCTGAAAGAAAAGAAGGAGGAAATCGAGAACGCGATTCATTCCCTGGAATCTCTAATCGAATCCGGAATTATTTAAAAACGCTCGAAACGATAGGATCAGACCATGAATCTTGGAACTCCGGAAGTTGAAGTTCTGCAGCTGGCGGACCTTCGCGAGGACGCGGATGATCCGAGAGACATTTCAAACGAGGCTCTCGATGGACTGAAGGCTTCGCTTGTAAAGTTCGGCTACGTAGATCTGCTGATTGTGAACAAGCGGAACATGGAGATTGTTGGCGGCAAGAAACGGTTTCGGGTTCTGCGTGAGCAGGGTGTTGAATCCGCTGCGTGTGTCCTGGTAGACCTGGACAAGATGAACCAGGTTGCTCTTTCTGTTTCTCTGAACAATCAGCAGCTGCAGGGGCAGTGGACGGCCGCGCTTTTGCCCGTCCTGCAGCAGCTGAAAGATTCCATGCCGGCAGATTACACGGCACTGCGCCTGGATGAGCTTCGCAAGGACCTGGCGTCGCTCGATCTCGAGAACAACGGTGCCGGAAACACGTTGCCGGATGATGTCCCGGACCCGCCTAAAACCGCGATCACTCAGCCTGGCGATATCTGGCTCCTGGGCCCGCACCGGCTTATGTGCGGTGATAGTACGGATCTCGCTTCTGTCCAGCGTCTGATGAACGACCAGAAGGCCGCGCTGTTTTCATCGGACCCGCCGTACCTGGTGGATTATGACGGCACCAACCGACCGATCGGCGCGGACGGCGGCGGAGGCGGCAAGGATTGGAGCGACGTCTACCACGAGAAGGATATTAAAGACGCGCACCGCTTCTGGACCGCATACCTCGAGGCCGGCCTGCAGGTGGTCCAGCAGAACGCTGCGGTTTATGTCTGGCACGCATTCCGTAAGTTCGAGGTGCTCAGCGAATGTCTCAGCACCGCAGGGCTCACAACGCATCAGCAGATCATCTGGGCCAAGCCAGTCGCGGTCATGTCGTTTTGTTTTTACCAGATGCAGCACGAATGCTGTGTGATGGCCTGGCGCAAAGGCTTCAAGCCCGACTTCACGCACTTTAAACACAAGCGCGGCTCTGTCTGGACCGCTGACCTTCTGAAAGCCGGTGATCCGTCAGATCCGGAGTATTACACGGATCTCTGGCAGCTGGATTGGGAAGGCAAGAAGCGCGTTGGTAAGTCTATCCACCCAACGCAAAAGCCCACTGAAGTCTTTGCTATTCCCATGCGTCTACATACGGCGCCGGGGGATATCTGCTACGAACCCTTTTCCGGTTCCGGATCCCAAATCATAGCTGCCGAGCGGACAGGCCGGGTGTGCTATGCGATGGAGCTGGAGCCGGTCTTTTGTGATGTTGCGATTAAGAGATGGGAAGAATTCACAGGCCGAAAGGCTGAACTTTTGTGTTGATAAAATAAACGACTTAACGCAAGTAGTTAAGTTGACATTAATGCTTGACTGGGCCGGGCCCGCCTTTTGGCGGACCGACTCACATGGTGCAACATGTGAGCTTTTTTCGGCTTTCGACACGCTGGCGAAAGTTTAACTACTGCTCCCGGGATTTTCAAATGTCCCTCATGTGAGGTGTGCCCCTATGAAACCTGACATTGTGGACATGGCCAAGAAAAAACGACACGTTGAATTGCTCCAAAAGATGCAGCAGGGCAAGACTTTAAGGCCTGCTGAAATCAAGGAGCTCGAGGAATTTGAGGCCAAGGGGAATCCTCAGCCGAAAGAATCCGCAGCGCCGCTCGAGCCGGGCGTTGTTCGCACACAGAACGATCTCGCCAAGGCGGTCCGTAAGACCTTGCGAACCATCGGTTACTGGATCTCTGAAGGGATGCCGGTTAATCCGGACGGAACCTATCATATCGCCACCATTGTCGAATGGCGCGTGCTGCGTGACACCAACAAAATTACCCCCGGGGATGACGACCAAAAGCGCGAGCTCGACAAGATCAAAACTGAGCGCGCAAAGTTTGAGCTTGAGCAGCTCAAGTCTGAACTCATCCCGCGCACCCAGGTCGAGCAGGACAATGCCCGCAAGATTCTCGCTCTTAAGACCTCGCTTTTAACTTTGCCCAAAACACTTGCCCCGCGCCTCCACGGCCTGGATGAAAAAGAGATCTACCAAACGCTGACAGAAAGAATCAAAGATATTATCCGGATTTTTTCGGGGGAGAAGGCCAATGGGCGCAGCTGAGAAAATTTATATTCAGAGCTGCGAGCTCTACACCGAGCTTCTGACTGACACAGAAAAAGAAGCCTGGCGCATTCCTGAAAAAATGACCGTAAGTGAATGGGCCGAGCGGTACCGGTTTCTCGGAAGCCGGGGGAACGCTGAGGGCGGCCCCTGGAACAATGCTCGCACGCCGTATCTGCGCGAGATCATGGATGCCTGGAACGATCCGGACGTTTATCAGATCACTTTCAAAAAACCCACACAGATCGGCGGCACCGAGGCCGGCATTAACGCCATTGGCTACGTCATTTCGCACGATCCCGGCCCGACCCTTGTAGTTTTACCGAAGGAAGACGTCGCAAAGACGGTCAGCCGCAAGCGAATCTGGCCGCTTATCACGGAAACGGAGTGCCTCGAGAGGTTTTTGCCGGATAATTCGGACGATTTATCGCGCCTTTTCATCGGTCTGACGAGCATGGATCTGAGAATATGCAGCGCCGAAAGCCCCTCGAGCCTCGCCAGCGACCCGATAAAGTACCTTATTTTGGACGAGGTAAACAAATACCCGCGCTTTTCCGGCCGTGAAGCGGACCCTATTTCCCTGGCAAAAGAGCGTCAGAACACCTTCAAATACGATAAAAAGTGCTTCGTAGCCTCAACTCCCACGGTTCCGGACGCTCCGATCGATGCCGAATACAAAAAATCTGATCAGCGCCAGTATTTCGTGCCTTGCCCGCATTGCGGAACCTTTCAGACGCTCGCCTGGTCACAGGTCAAATTCAAATCCGAGGATGGCGCCCAGCAGATTCAGATGGCCCGCAGCGCTCACTATGAATGCCGGCAATGTTCCGAGAAAATCGAGGACCACCACAAGGAAGAAATGCTCGCTCGCGGCGTTTGGTGTCCGAAAGGTTGCACCGTGAACAAAAAGGGCAAGATCCTGGGTGTCGTTCCTAAATCGAATCACCGCGGCTACTGGATCAACGCCATTTATAGCCCGTGGTTGACGTTCTCCGACCTCGCCGCTGAATTTCTCGAGGCCAAGCGCGACGTGGGCAAGCTTATGAATTTCGTCAACTCTAAACTCGCTGAAGAGTTTGAAGAAAAAGCAGAGGAAACCACCAAAGACGCAGCGCTTCTTTTGATCGGGGATTACCCGCCGAACATGGTGCCTGAGGGAGCTCTGGTTTTGATCGGCTCTGTTGACGTTCAAAAGGATCACTTTTGGTTGCGCATCCGCGGCTGGGGCCTCGAGGAAGAGAGCTGGGGCATTCTCGAGAAGCGCCTCGAGACATGGAAAGATGTTGAAACCGTCCTCTTTAAAACCGACTTTAAAAAAATGACCGGCGCCGGATTGATGCAGGTCACCGCTGCAGGTATCGATACCGGCTACCGAACCAACGAAGTCTATGCTTTCTGTTCAAAATGGCGCGGCCGCGCGTTCCCGGTCAAAGGTCAAGAAACACTCGCTGGCGGCCGGCAGTATTCACCCACAAAGATCGAGCGCTTAACCAGCGGCGAGTCGATACCGGGCGGCGTGATCCTCTGGCATGTGAACAAATACTATTACAACGATAAACTTTCGCGTTTTCTGCATTCCCGGCCCGGGGATATTGGTCAGTTTCACCTTCACGGCGAAACGGATGATGTTTACCTGTCGCAGCTGGTCGCTGAAAAGAAAGTGCCAATTAAGTCCAAGACCGGCTTCAAAAAGTTCATCTGGAAGGCCACGGGCGCCAACCACTTTCGAGACTGTGAGGTCTACGGCATGGCTGTGGCAGACATTCTACGCGTGTGGGCCCTCAGAGAAGAAGATGTCAAACTCGCGAACATGACAGGGCAGGCCGTCACTCCCCAAAGCCGTACAACCGATGACTTTGTTGGCGCGGGTGATGACTTCGGCGGCGCCGGATCGGATTGGATATGAAACCTGAGGATTTTGTCGGCGCTGGTGATCAGTGGATTGACGGCGGTGAACGGCCGGCTGTAAAGAAAGCTGTTGCGGCAAACCCAAAGCAGCCCGACCCGCCCGCAGACTATGCCGTTCTTTGGGTGCCCGTTTACTGCTCCAATTGCGGCAACCGTAACTGCCCGCCTTACGACAGCGGAGACAAGGTAACCCGGTACCACAAATGCCCCGTCTGTAAACACAATTTCAAGTCCATCGAGATCGTTCCGGAGGCCGTCAAAATCCTGCGTGAGAGATGGAAAAAAAGGCATCCTTGAAACGCGGCGGTTTTGATATAATAGGGGCATGTAACGAGACCTGAGTTATCCACAGGCCTCATTTTAAAAACCCGTAACCCGAAAGGATTCCACGATGGGAAAAAATTCCTCGCAGCGTGGTCGCAGTTCCATCACGGGACGTTTTGAAACAGTGAAGAAGGCCCGGAGCCATCCCAGCACTTCGCAAGTCGAAAACGTTCCGCACCCCGGCAAGGGTGCAAGTAAGTAAAGAATAAGGCTGGAGCGGTCGGCCCATTCGACCGCAAAAGCTTCATGTTAACGCAACCCTTTTAAGCTTATATACTTACAAATAATTATTTGCTGTTTTTCGATATCGATAGTAATATACACAGCACCTTTCAGCAGGACCCTCAAAAATATGCTACATTTTATAGGTAAGAAGAAGTTGGTTTTTACAAAGCATTCTCTTCAGAGAATTATTCAGCGCGGGCTTACTGAAGCTTGGGTTGCAGATATCGTCAAAAATCCAACTTCAACGTTGCCTAAAGGTGTCGATAATACGCAGGAGTTCATTCAGAAAAGAAGTGGAAATAATTACTATGCCGTTATTCAGCACAAGGGCAGTATACTGTTGGTTATAACGGCAGGCGAGGCTGGAAAAAAATGAAAAAACCAATCGATTTAAACCGACTTGTTGGCGGCTTGACCCCGAACGGTGTTTCTTACGATAAAGAAGCCGGTGCCGTTTATTTCACTTTTTCTGACGCGGAAATCAATAAAACGGTGCGCCTGAGTTCTTCTGTGACCATTGATTACGATGCCAATGGTCAAATCGTTGGTCTTGAAATTATTCGTGTCACAAAATTTGCCAAAGTTATGCAGCATACCTTTAAAGAAATGACCACAAATCTTCCGAAAAACCTCTTCGCTGTAGCATAGCGTTTACTATTATCTGGTAACGACCCCCTTTTTTTCTTTTTTCTCCTGCCGTATATTTACCCCGTAAAGTAAAAATTAAATATCTGTTTATCAGACGGAATGTTTTCAGCGCACCTTATGCGACCTCTCGCACGCTAGCGCTGGCAACATTCCGTTTTTTGCTTTTAGGGGGCGGTTATAAAACGGAAGAACCGGCGAATCTCAGCAAAGTTTGGAGCGCTCGCCCTCGCGCTCGCCCTCGCTTTTATTTCGCCGGCCGTTCCCGCGTTCGCAATCCCACCTTTTCGGCAGGTTGATCACGGTAAAACAACCGGCTTGTCCGATGATGACCACACCCAATACATGCTTCTGGCCGGCCGCTCGTCAGGGCAGGCCCTTGTTGGCGGCACCGGCGCCGGTGATGATCTTACGTTTCAGACAACCTCGAACGGAACGAAGGGCGATTATATTTTTTCTGAAATGACAACCGCTGGCTTTTTAAAGAACAGCGTCAGCGGTGTTGTAACGGGCGGGAATTCCATCACGGACAGTGATGTGCCCGACACCATTACGGCCTCGAACTATCTTCCGCTTTCCGGAGGAACACTGACAGGGCAGCTCGTCGCCGACAATCTCGGAATCGAGTTTGACGAATCCGATACGAACCCGACTTGTTCCGCTGGAAATTACAGCATCTACGCCGATCTGTCCGAAGGGAAGTTGAAGAAGTGTCAAAACGGAACCGCGACCGATCTTGACACCACAAGCTCCGGTGGATCCGGCGAGGCGAACACAGCCTCTAACGTCGGTTCTGTTGGAACCGGTATTTTTAAGCAGAAGACAAGCGAGGACCTCGAGTTTTACAAAATAAACTCACAATCATCCGGGCTCACAGTTGCGCTTAACGGAACAGACCGGCTTGATTTAACCCTCGATGATGAAATTCAGGCGTTCACAGCTCTTGTCTCTGCAGCGGATAAGATTCCCTATTACACCGGCAGCGGCACTGCAGCGCTCGCGGATTTTACCTCTGCCGCGCGAAGTCTCCTGGATGATTCCGATGCCGCAACAATGCGCACAACCCTGGGCCTTGTCATTGGCACCAATGTGCTCGCGCCAAATGGTGATGGTTCTGGACTTTCCGGTGTTGTTACTGCAGAAACGGACCCGGTTGTTGGGGCCGTGAATGGTCTTGTAAAGGCGAACGGTGCTGGAACAATCAGCGCGGCGAGCGCTGGCACGGATTACGTCGCGGCAACGTCGGGGAGCGAAGTGCAAAAAGGCAATGGTTCAGGGGGCCTCACGGCCGCTACCCCGGGAACGGACTTTACAGACCTGGGAAACACCATTGAAAAGACTGAAATTTCTGACGCGACAGCCACGCCTGCAGCTTCAAAAATTCCGATAGCGGACGGTTCAGGGCTTCTCGATGGCTGGATTTCTACCGCAACCGCCGCAGTTAAAGGCCTGGCTTCTTTTTCATCCTCTTATTTCTCTGTCAGCTCCGGCGCTGTTTCTCTGAATACCGCGATGAATTTTACCGCGACAGGTGCCTGGGTATTCACGTCCGGAACTTTAATGCCCCCAAATGGAACCACGGCCCCTGGGACTTGTACTGTAGGAATGGTGTTTTTTGATACCGATGCAACAGCTGGGTCAAATTGGTACGGTTGTACGGCAACGAATACTTGGACGCTCATGGGGGGCAGCGGCGGCTCATTAAGCTACGGGACTGCTTTCCCTGGCTCGCCCTCAACAGGCGACCTGTTCGTGGTGACGGACGATTCTGCTGCTGGGGCTTGCGACAGCGCGGCAGGAAGCGCCCGTTCGTTGTGCCAATACAACGGCTCTTCCTGGGTACCTGTGGGGGACGGCGGTACTGGATCGGACACAAACGCAATATGGCAAGTTTCTGGCCCGGTTGTATCTCTCATTCCCAAGCTGGCGCCGCTTGGTGAAACTGACGCCATAGCCCCCAATGATAAAGACACGGGAACCTACACGAATTTTTCAAGAAGCGCCGACGAAACCGCCGACGAAACGGTCGGATGCTGGAAGGGATTCATTCCCGCAGACATAAACTCGTCTGGAAATGCTTATTTTGGGATTGAGTGGTATTCAAAAACTGCAACGACCGGGGCTGTTCAGTGGTATGCGGTAGTGAGAAACAGAACGCAGGGCGGGTCTTGGGATGCCATCGGCACTAAGTACGCGGCATCATCCGAATCGACTCAGAGTTCGGTTGATCAATCCACGTTCACGTTTTGGTCTGTTGCTGTTTCGACGATTGGCTGGACTGCAAACTACGAGACAGAAGTTTGTTTTAACCGTGACGGTGACGGCACTGCGGGGACGGACAGCATGAACGGTGACGCCCAGGCGGAAGTTTTCAAGATCGGAGCCGACCGTGCGTAACCTCGCAAAATTCCTCATTCCTTTTCTTTTGATACCCAAACTCTGTTTTGGGTACGCCTGCGAAGGTTTCGATGGTGCCAATGACCACATAGTTTTTACGAAATACTCTGCGCTTTATGACGCTACGCAGTTCACGGTTTTGTTCTATTCACTTCAGGCGAATGCGACACAGGACCATGTAGCGTTTTCAACATGGGATGGCACGAGAGGAATTTTTATTTTCTCCGATGACGTTGGATTTGGTACTGGAAGAACAGATAACTGGAATTACCGAGTTTGTGGATCAAACGCTATTTGTGCAGCTACCGAGGGGCAATCTAGTGGGTATACGTCAAATACGTTTCAAAACATTTTGATGACTTTTGTTGCAGGTAATTCAACAGGACTAAATTTTTACATAAACGGTGTTCTTGATGGTCAAAGTCCCGTAAGTACATCGAGCGTCAATGATGCGGGGGGAAGTTCAAGCCTGGATATTTGGCTGGGTGAAAGGCAGAACGGGTCACAAGACAGGAATGGAAAGATGGCTTATCTGTTTATTTGGAACCGAGTTTTATCTTCGGCGGAGATCGCAATAGCGCAGATCGATCCTTTTAGCATTGTCGATGGGGTTCTTCAAATAAACCCCTTGTGGGGTGACTCGCCTGAGCAGGACTTGAGTGGTAATGGGCATACAGGAACGATAACCGGGGCGACTCCTTGTGTTGATGGCCCCCCGGTTCTTTTAGGGAGCTTGGTGGCCGCGTGAAAAATACAATTATCCTTCTTGCGTTTCTTTTAGGTTTTTCGAATCTCGCATCCGCGGGTGTCTACGTTTGCAAAGACGCTGGCACGAATCGCGTTTTAAAAACAGACCTGAGCTATTCCGGGCCGGTTGAAGAGGGATGCTACTTGTGGACAGATCAGAACGCAAACATTCAGGACGTTGACGCCTTGGCCGGCATGATTAAACAGCGCAAAAGATTGGTTATGACGGGATCAACTATTTTGAGCGCCCGCGAAATGACGCAGCAGGAAAAAGACGATGAGGATGCCGAGAATTTAGCTGCTCAACAGGCCCAAAAGGACGCTGCATTTAACACCGTTGTGGATCAGGCCATAGCTGAGGTTGACGCTCCCGCTTCCGTATCATCACTTTTGAATACGTGCATTTCTTTAAAAATAACGGCTGACGAGATTCGGAAGATTAAAGCTGGTAATCCGAATCCGTCAAAAAACGACGACGATCTCAAGGACCTTGTAAAACAATGCTTAACATCACTCAAGAAATAACCGCCTGCGGGCACGGAAGGAAGTTATGAAAAAGCTTATTGGGTTTTTCGTTCTCATTATGGTTTTAGCTTCAGCGTCCTGTTTTGCGGCGTCTAAGATGCCTCTTAAGCCCGGCTCCCAAGCTTGGTATTTGGATAAGCCGTACACCGCGTGTAAAGAGTTTGGAGATCCCTTCGTGCCCAATGCGCCTACAGTTACTTTGTCCAATGGCACGCAGGTTGCAAACCCGAATTATGACGCGAAGAAACCCACTTATGACAAAGCGAAGTGGGATGAGTGTGCGACACCTTGGTACGCATACGCCAGAGAATGTTTTAAGCGCGAGGGCAACAAGCAGGTTCCGATAGCTTGCACAACCTTCGATCCTTCGAAGTAAACGAAACGTTTTGCTGTCTTGGTGTTTTTAAAAAAAGGGGCGAGCATGGAAGCTCAAGACTTCGAAGACCTGAAAGGAGAGGTTACGATCCTTACGCGCGATATGACAAAAATAGCGGCTTACGTTGAGCAGGGTGTTTGGTACCGGAAGCTTGTTATTGGAACCGCTTTAAGCCTTGTCTTGAGCATTGGCGGAACTATTTACACCATGATGAAAATCAGTTACGGCACCGGGCAATATATTCAAAAGATCACAGATGTGGTCAGCACTGTTTCTACGGTTTTGGCGCAGGTCTCGAGAAATTCCGAGCGCTTAACAGGGCATGAGGTTGAACTGAAGCATGTTGTTCTTGAAATGGAAAAAATGCGTCAAGAGATGGGTAAGTACGGTGGGCGCTGATTGAGCCGATTCCGGGAGGTCTGGTCTCATCTCTTGGGTATGTTCGGTGCAGTTTGGTGGCACTTAAAAGGAATTTTCAGGGCGCTCTTTGAGCGCAGAAGGGCTGGTGAGTGATGGCGTTCTCGATTCAGACAATGGTGCAGAAGGGCGTGAAGGCGGCGGTAAAAGCGGCTCTTGGCCTGGCCTTCGGTTTTCTTGTCGCTCATAACATCGATCTCGCGCATTTTGGCGTGACTATTGATCAAGGTGCTTTGGTTGATGCTGTCGCGGGTGGTGTGGCGGTGGTCGCTGTGGCTGTTTTGGAAGGGCTCCGGAACTTCCTCAAGCAAAAACTCAACATTGGTTGGCTTTGATGATTGCTGCGATCTTTGCATTCATAGACAAGGTATTGGACTTCATTACGCCTTGGTCAACGTATTGGGTGGATCGGCGCAAGGCGCACAATGAAAAAAAAGAAGCGGGTCAAAAGAAAATGGATGATGCCGCGAAAAAAGGAGATTTCGATGCGTTTCTTGATGGTCGCTCTGATAAGCATTCTGCTTAGTGGGTGTGCCGGTCCCAGGGCTTACATCGAACCCTGCGGTGCGGATGATTACATTCAGATGCCGGCCGGCGCTCAAATTCAGAACGTGAAACTTGCTTACCTGGACCCGGCGCAAGCATACACGGTGACAACACAAAAGGCCGGTGTTTGGGCGAGTTTGGATTGCTGGAACAGAATCGAAAAGGGGAAGTGATGGAAGATCGTAAGGTTACGTTATCCGGAAATCCTCCGGAAGTTAATGACCCGAGTTTGGGCGCCCCAGCTCCAATTGATGCGGAAACGGGAATGCATAAAGATTACTGGGTCTTATCGAAAGAAGAGCTTGCGAAAGGTTTCGTGAGGCCTGTGCGCTTGAAATATATCCACCTTAAATGTGGCGTTGTTACCAAGATGAATGAAACGATTGCTGAAACCTATGCGCGTGATCCGAGATTTTACGGAGCGACATTTTGCGTTGGTTGCCGAGCGCACTTTCCGGTAGGTCAAGAAGGGGAGTTTGTGTGGGACGGCTCAGCTGAAAAGGTAGGTACCTGATGAAAAACTTTATTTCAGATTGGATCGAGCGGATGAAGAAAGGCGACGTTTTCCCGCTGTTCATCATTGGCGCGATTGTCGGCATGGTGATCTGGATGGTCCTGGGGCATTTTCCCTGGGGCATCATTGCCACGGTCGTGGCTCTGGGGCTGTTGGGGTTTGGTCTGGTTGAACTCATCTGGAAGCTGGTTTTTAAAAAGACCGTGAGCCAGGAGTGGTGGGCGTGGGCTTATAAGACGGCCGTCGACACGGCTTCTAAATATCTTTTTTGCCCCAGCTGTGGCGCGGGTTTTTGTTTTCCGAACAAGTCCAAGGCGAACACGTTCTGCATTCTGTTCGTGCTCGTAATCATTATCGTGTGCTTCGGGCACCTGGTGTGGCGATGAACTTTATAGCCGGTTACTCGTTGATTTTCGAGCTCATCTTTTCGGTGTTTGGCTGCATTGGCGTTTATGGAATGCACAAAGCGTCCAAAAACATCCAGTGCGGAATTGATGAAGAGTGGACCGTCCTTAATGTGGTTCTGGGCGCGATCGTGGGCCTTGTTCTTTCTGTGCCGGTTCTGTTCATTTGGCATTTTAAGTTTTGGTGGCTGCACATTCCGCTCACGATCTGTTTAATCCGGACCTTAATCATTATGAGATGGAACAAATGACAAAATTCTTCTGGATCTTCGATTACGACGCGGCGCTGGCGCTGGTTCCTCTCTCGGCAGCGCTCTTCATGCTTGGCGGCGGCGGCGTTAATCCGGTCCGCCGCATCGGGATCGCGGGCCTTGTCTTTCTTTGCGGAATCTATTACCAGGTCGAGACGTTGCGGGTTCTTCTTTCAACCACAGCTATGGCCGCTGTATTGACGGTGCCCTATGGGGATTCGCTCAAAAAACACGTGGGTGAAAAAATAACCCTGGTTCACTATCTGATCGGCGCTCTCTACGGTCTGGCCGTGGTGCCTTTGTCGCACCATTGGCTGGCGGTGCTTGTTTGTCCGGCCGTGACCGGCCTTTTCTTTGGAACGCTTATTTTTACATCGCAGAGGTTTGATTACCCGAGTCACAAATGGGTTGAGATGTTTTCGGGCGGGTCCATCGGTTACGCACTTTGCTATTCGCTTCAGTACGCACTCGGGGGGAAATTATGAAAAGAATTTTTCTTTTTGCGACGGTTCTGTCCGGCTTGATCCTTGCCCACTCATCGGCATACGGGTCTGTCCGGAATGTTCAGGACAACCATACGGTGACTTATAACGTCATCGATTCTAACGGTGATCATGTCACCGGGCAGACCGTCGTTTTAAAAATTCAGAAAGTTTCAAACGGGTATTGGTTTGATTTCAACGACAGCAGCTTTAAAGCCTCAGGCTGGACTTCGAAGTCTACGAACCTTTCTGAAGATTCCACGGAGGGCTTTTATTACTACCTCTTCAATCCTCCGGCGTCCGAAACCGCAGCGGATCAATATCGGTTTTGCGTGGATAACGCGAGCGGAACTTACGGCGACCACCAATGTGAGACCGTCGACTATCAGAACATCAGCGGGTTTGATTCTTCTTCGGACACCGTGACTGTGGGTACCAACAACGACAAGACCGGCTATTCGCTGTCTGCAGCCGGCATCGATGGCATTTGGGATGAGGTTCAGTCTGGGCACACAAGCGCCGGCACATTCGGGAAGTATTTGGACGCGCTGGTTTCCTCGGCGTCGGCACCCACAGCCGCGGACGTTGCTGATGCTGTGTGGGATGAAGATATCTCTGGGCATACAACAACCGGCACGACCGGCAAGAAGCTCAGCGACGCGGGCTCTGCAGGAGATCCTTTTGATACGGATATCAGTACGGGGTACACAGGAAAAGCGGGCGAATATCTGAGAACGCTTTACAGGATGAGGCGCTAACCATGGATGTTAAAGACATTGTTTTAAATCAAGCCTTTTCAGCGGCGGTTGACTTTCAGGATGGCGGGTCCGGCGACACGGTCACTTACACCATTAAGAAGCTGAGCGATGGTTCAACCTTCGCTTCCGGCAGCGCCACGTGGGTTGTTGATGGTGTCTGGAAAGTTTCATTTACACCGACAACGGACGCCGAGACTTACGTCCTGACGGTGGATAACACGACCTTGGGCGTTAAGCGGATCATGGCTTACAGGGCCACGATGAGCCCGCAGGTTACCGTTGCGGAGGTCACCGGCACGACGCCTGCAGAACTTCTTGCGGCTGCGAATGCTGCCATTTTGAAGATTCTGACCAGCGGCGGGGTCGCGATGTACACCGTTAACGGTCGAACCGTTCAGAGAATGTCACTTGATCAGCTGACCAGATTCAGGAACGAACTGCAGCGCCAGGTAAACGGATCTGATTCATCTCAACCGCAAAGCTCTTTTTCAACCTTTGAGGAAATCTAAATGCAACAGGTGAACAAACCAAAGGTGTCACTCGGTGAGCGTATCGGCCGCGGCATTGATTCACTGGTCGGTGTTTTTAATCCAAAAGCAGGACTTGCAAGATTTCAGGTCCGAGCGGCCAAGGAAATGCTTTCGAAGTCCTTTCCTTTCCGGGGCGCTCAAAAGAACCGGCATAACAAAGATTGGGTGACAAGTTCGGGTTCGGCGGATGAGGACATGCTCTATTCTCTGACCGATCTGCGCGAGCGGAGCCGGGATCTTGTAAGAAATGACACACACGCGGCCGGCATCGTTCTTACGATGAAGACAAACGTTGTCGGTGTCGGAATGAAGCCTCAGTCATCCGTCGATTCGAAGTATGTCGGAATGACGAACGATCAAACGGAAGAGTTCGAGACGGTTGCCGAGCAAGCCTTTGCCCGATGGGTTCCCTTCGCTGATACGCAGGGGCGCATAGACTTTTATGAGATGCAGGATCTCATCGAAGGTCAGATCCTGATCAACGGCGAAGTCATTATCATTGAGAACCGAATTCCGGATGATCCTAACCGGCCTTACGCGCTTTCTTATGAAGTTATCGAGGCAGACCGGCTCGAAACGCCGCCCGCTTATTTGTCGGATAAAGATGTTCGGCAGGGCGTTAGGCTCGGCACTCGAGGGGAGCCGATCGGTTATTACATCAGCCGCTACCACCCGGGCGACACGCATTTCAAAGACCGGAGCGTTGAGCAGTTCACCTATTATCCGATCTTTAATCTTTCGACCGGCAGACGGCAGGTTTATCACCTTTACGAAGTTGAACGCCCGGGGCAGAGCCAAGGGCTTCCGATACTCACGCCTGCGATTGAATACTTTCAGCACAAAGCGAAGTACATGGAGGCGGAACTTGTCGCGGCCCGGGTCGCGGCGTGTCTGGTGGGTGTTATCAAGAAAGAGAACGCCTACGAGAGCGCATTAAACAGAACGACGGCAGATAGTCAAGGCAACCGTCTTGAAAAAATGTCGCCCGGGAAGTTTGAGTATTTGAACACCGGTGAAGATCTCCAGGTTATCAACCCCAACAGACCCAACTCAGCCTTTGACCCCTTTTTAAAAACAGTGCTGCGCTCGATCTCGACCTCTATCGGTCTGCCGTATGAAATTGTCGCCAAGGATTTTTCGAGTTCGAATTATTCGACCATGCGCTCGGCGCTCATCGAGGCGCGCCGGTATTTCTTAAAGCGGCAAGATTGGCATCAGAGGAAGTTCCTGCAGCCGGTTTGGTGCGCTCTCATGGAAGAGGCCTTTTTAAAGCGCGAGCTCGGAGACATCGATTTTTACGAGAAGAAGACGTTTTGGACCGCTGCCCGGTGGGTCGCTCAGGGCTGGCCCTGGGTTGATCCCAAGAAAGAAGTTGAAGCCTCGGCCCTTGCTATCGAAAAGGGGCTTTCCACAGCCTCGCGCGAAGCCGCGCACCAGGGCCGTGATTTTTATGAAATGGTCGATGAGCGGGTCCGAGAGCTGCAGTACATCAAGAAACAGGCGGAAAAATACGGGGTTGATCTCTTTGCTGCATCTCCGGCACAGGCGCAGGCACAAACGGCTCCGGGAACTCCACCCGCCCAGCCTTCAAAACCAACTGACAAACCAGATCCTGCACCAGACGGCGAAATTGACCCTGAAGCAGATCCTGAAGACCAACAAGACACAGAAGATAACCAGGGGGATTAACGTGAAGACAGCGCTTAAGGCGAAGCATCAGTTTTTCAGAGCAGAGGTCACCAAGGGAATTCAGCGCGGAAAAAGCGGCGTTGATCGTGAAAAGGAAATCATTCACGGGTTCGCCGTAATGAGCGAGGGAAACGTCAAAGATGTTCGCGGGTGGGAGATTGACAAGACGACCCTCGAGCAGGTGGCCGCGGCGGGTAATGCGCACCCCAAAGGTCTGAAGTCTCGCTTTGGGCATCCCAATATGTGCAGCGATGCCCTGGGCACGATGCTGGGCCGCGCGAAGAACTTTCGTGTTGATGGCGGGGTTGTGCGGGCTGATCTTTACATCGATCCCACATCCCACAGCACTCCGCAGGGAGATATCGGCAAGTATGTTTTGGATCTCGCTGAGAAAGATCCCGATGCGTTTGGAACCTCGGCTGTGATTTCCAAGATGACGCTCGAGAAACGGATCAATCCGGACAACACGCCGGTTAAGGATGAACAAGGTAATGAACTTCCAGAGCTTCTGAGGGTCGAGGCGTTGTCGGCGGTCGATGCCGTCGATGATCCGGCTGCGAATAATGGAATGTTCAGCAGTATGTTTCCAGAGAGTGTCAGGCTCTCTGCGGACATGACAAAGTTCTTAGATGTTTTTTTACAAAACTCGGACGCCGTGGAAAAGACCATTGCCTTCCTCAACCGGTACCGAGCCAATAACGACGAGGACAGGCAAACACAACAGGAGGAAGGAATCATGGAATTAACTATCGAAATGCTTTCCAAGGAACACCCCGAACTTTTTGCTTCAATTAAAAAGCTCGGAGCTGATGAATTTCAGGCGAGCAACAAAGAAGCGGCTCAGCTGGCAACCCAGCAGGCTGTGGACGCCGCTGTTCAGGCTGAACGTACCCGCTGCGGCTCGATTGTGGCCAAAGGAAACATCAAGGAATACGCTGGATGCGGCGCGGTTGTTCAGGACGCTATTTTGAGCGGCCAGACCGTTGTTGATGCTGAAGGCAAGATGAAAGATCACCGCCTTGGCATTTTGAACACGGCAAGCGCGAAGCCTGCAGGCCACACGGAAGAAGTGAAAAGCGCTGCGCTGGTGAGCACGCTGTCTTTCGACGAAAGCTGTCAGAGGGATTGGGATGACAACACCGATGATGTTCGCGGCGCTTTTGAGTCCCTCGCGCAGTATAAGTCGTTTAAGGCGGCTCAAAATGGCGGACAGGCTCGTATTTTTTCAGGGGCTAGAAGTAAGGCGTAAGAGCAGGTTCATCAGCAGAAAACAGCATTGATTCATAAACATTCAACAGGAGGAAGTTAACGTGACGACACTCGCAAAAGACAAAGTTGTTAACTATGAAGCTGGAATCGACCCCGTTTTTAATAACCTTCCGGTGGTTGCTACCGACATCATCTACGAAGGGGCCGCTGTTGGTAAAAGCAGCGGTTATTGCCGACCTCTTTCAGGTGGCGATGTGTTCCAGGGATTCGCGGAAGAACAGGTGGATAACTCTGCAGGTGCCGCAGGTGCAAAAAAAGTGAAGTTGCGCACTGAGGGTATTAGAACGCTTACTGTCGTTGGAGTGAGCGCTGTTACGGATGAGGGATCCACCGTTTATGCGACAGATGATGATACGTTTACTCTTTCATCGACTGGCGGAAGCGCAATTGGCAAAGTATGGCGATGGGTTTCGGGAACGACCTGCCAAGTTCGTTTTCAAGCAGCGGCTGCTAGGTCAATTTAATTAATTTTTTAAAAAGCAAAGAATTCATTATTCAATCAATTTAACGGAGGTAATGAAAATGGGTCTCAAAAGTTTACAAAGCAGGGCCATCATTGGCCGGTTTTACGAAGTCGAGCAAGCGGGTATGCAGGCCGGTTTTTCTGAAAAGATCGGAATGAAATTCATGTCCGATCAGGAAAGCGAAACCTACAAATTTCTTGGCGCTGCGCCGACGATGCGTGAATGGATTGGCGGCCGTCAGGCACAGAAATTGGCTTCGTTGGGCATCACAATTCCCAATCTTGATTTCGAAGCAACTATCGAGGTCACGCGGGATGAACGCACTTATGACAAAACCGGTCAGGTGGATGTTCGAATTTCCGAAATGGCTGAACTGGCTACAGGTCATTGGGATGAACTCAGCACCACTCTGATCATGGCTGGTGAAACCACGGTTTGTTATGACGGTCAATACTATTTCGACACGGATCATGTGACTGGGGATAGCGGTGTCCAGACCAACGATCTTTCGGCGTCTGATTACACCGAATTGAATGTCACTGACCCGACAAACCCGACAGCGAATGAACTCGTTGATGTCATTTTAAAAATGCTTCAACACTTCTATACGTTGAAAAACGATAAAGGCAAGCCTGTAAATGGCTCCGCGAAAAAGTTTGCTGTTATGGTTCCAGCCTCTTTTGCTGGCAGGCAATTTACGCGCCGAACATTTCCACAGGATCTGGCCTGCGATCCAATCCGTTGGTGAATAATCAGATCGTGTTGGATCTGATTGTTAACCCCCTTCTTACGTGGACGACGAAGCTGGCAATGTTTCGTCTCGACGGTCACGCAAAACCGATCATCTTGCAGGAGAAAGAGAAGATTCGGCTTGATGCGAAGGCTGAGGGTTCGGAGTATGAGTTTGATACGGGGAACCATCAGTATGGTGTCACTGCGAAACGAAATGTTGGCTATGGTTACTGGGAGCAAGCGGAGTTAGCGACGCTCAGTTAATCGTTTCCGCAAAACAAAAACCCGTTTTTTAAAACCTCAATCAGGAGAATGTGCGAAATGAGTAAATACACCTTAGTGGTTAGCCGGCCGCTTATCGTTGCTGGAAATAAAGTTGCGCAAGGGACAGTTTTGGGACACATAACCCCAGTCGGTGATTTTATTGGCAGAGACATCGACAAGGCTTTGCAGTTGTCTGGGTTGCGTATTGATCAAGGTGATATTGGTCGGGAGGCCGCTGAATTGTCAGCTAAAAACAAAAAAGATAAATCTGGCGAACCTGCTCCAAAAAAACAGATCGATCCCGAAAAGCTCTCTTTGAATGATTTGAAGAAAGAACTTAAGGCTCGGAAGATTGATTTTGGGAAGGACGCAAAGTATCCGGAACTCGTTGAGCTTCTGAAGAAAGCTCTGCAGCCGGCTGCGTAGTTCTCTGTCGCGCGAAGTGAACGGGCCCGGGAGAACCCCGGGCCCTGTGGAGAGGGGGTTTTATGGAAAGGAAACTCAAGGTTACTTTAATCAGGGATCTCCAGACGACCATGGACCGGATTATCCCGGCCGGAACTATCTTGGTTGAAGGCGTCTGCAGGGGTGAGGCGCTTCCAAGCGATGTGAACATGGCGGTTCAGAACGGTAAGGTTTTGATTGAAGAAATCGCCGGTGAAGCGCCCGTGAAGCAGGGTAAAAGCAAATGACACTAAAGAACCAGATGGGGATCGATGCCCGCATGTCAATTCTTGATACGGATGAGCTAGCTGAGTCTATTTGTTACACCCCTTATGGCGGAACGCAGAAGACGATCAAAGCCATTGTGGTGCGCGAGCCTTTGCAGTCTCGCAGCATTGACGAAAACAGGACGAGTGAGCGTCAGTGTCAGATTCATATTGCCAATGATGCAACGGATGGAATCACAGCCGTCACTGTGCGCTTTGATAAGGTTGCGTTTCCGATTAGGCCGGGTGAGACGGCGGTTTCTTGGGTTGTGGGTTCTGTGGTTTCAAAAGATGACGGTATGTGGCATCTCATGGTGACGGGGGGCTGATGCTTACTCTAAAGCTGGATACAGAGGATCTGCGCAAGGGTGTTGAGAGCATCTTTCACGAGGTGCCTTCTGAGATTGTGGATTCTTTGGATCATGCAAAGAGAAAGTTCTTCAAGGTGTTCCGCAGCGAGCGGCTTCGCGGGCGCCCCGGAATCAAAGGCCGGCGCGGCGGTATTTTTATTCGTTTTAAGTCGAGGCACGCAAGGAATTCGGAAGGGGAAACTAGAGGTTTTTTTATTCGTTCCCGATCAGAGGCTTCGATCATTCACGAGTATGGCGGCATGGTGATAAATCCTCGGAGTCACAAGCCGGTCTCTGTTCCTGCTCGTCTCGGGTTCTATGACACATGGGAAAAGATGGAGCCTGTGCTTTTCAATATCGTGGCGAAGAAAGTTACAAAGGCGATTGATAAAGCCTGGGATGGCAAATAAGCGATGGCTGATTCCGTAAGACTGAAGATTCTTAAAAACATAAAGACGACTCTCGAAGGAATTACGACCGGAAACGGCTTCGCCAACACGCTGACGAACGTTCAGCTTTTTAGAATGCTTGGAAATTCCAAGGTCGATTTCCCTTGTGTGATTGTTTCTCCGGACACGGAAGCCCGAGAAGAAGGTAAGAGCCAGATTGTTTACACCGAGTTTGTTGTTTACGTCACGCTTTATCATGCCCAGATCGAGAGCAGCACAACCCCCACGGATGAATTCATAGACTCTTTTTATCAGGACATCATCCGGGCGCTGCTGGCTGATCGCGAGCGGGATCAGAATGCTGTTGATACAGAGGTTTTAGAGGTTCAGCCCTTTCAAATCGAGGATGATCAAATTTACTACGGACTTTCTTTCAAACTGCAAATTAAATTCAGAACAGAACCGGACGACTTAACGGCGGCTCGGTAACCAGGAGGGGCTTTATACATGTCGAAAATCTATAAGAATATGGTTGGTTGGTTCAAGATTGAAACGACTTCCGGAACAGATTCGGTTCCTACAGGCTCGGCCAACGCGGTCCGCGCGAGTGAGCTCGAGATCGATCCGGAGATTGATGAGCTTACACGGCCAGAGATGGGCATCACACGTTCGCCGATCGTTGGCGTCGGCGGTAAGCAGCGTAATACTCTTAACGTAAAAGTCGAGGCGAAGGGCAGTGGTACAGCCGGTGTTGCGCCCAAGGGGCTCGGCGATCTTCTGCGCTCTGCTGGAATGTCTGAGACGATCGTCACCGATACGAGCGTCACCTACAAACCCCGGGACGCTGGATATGAAACAGCTTCTGGATATTTGAACCTTGACGGCTTGCAGCACAAAGCTCTTGGTTACGCATCAGATCTTAAATGGGAATTTAAGGCCGGCGAGCTTCCTTATTTGGCATTTGAAGGTAAGGCCATCTGGGCCGATCCGACGGATGTTACATTCCCATCGACCCACACACCTGACACTACAAAACCCAAAGCTTTGAAGAACATGACAGTCACGATTGACAGTTATGCAGCGATCGTTCGCGGCTTCAAGGGTGGTTTGGGGAATGTCATTTCCGAGCGGCCCGATTTTAACGCCGCTACAGGAATTGTGGGGTTTCAGATTGTGGATCGTGAACCGAGCTGTGAGTTTGAAATTGAATGCCCATCGCTTGCAACGAAGGATTATTTTGCGAGGCTGACAGCCGACACAATCTGTCCTTTTTCGTATCCGATCAACAACGGCGCTGGAAACATTATGACGTTTTCAGGAAACTTCCGCATTCGAGGCATCAAGTACGGTGACGGTGATGGCATCCTGACCATGACGCTGGACTGCCAGCTTTGCTCCGACGCTTCTCACACGCCCGGATCTGAGCTCAGCATTGCATTGGCTTAAAGATTTGCCGAACCCGGGCCGGAGGCGAGTTTCTTACGGGTTCTCGCTGAAGGCCTTGGGGGAGGCTCTTTTAAAAACCCGAAACCCGTGAGGTGAGAAAATATGAAGCTGCTGCAGAAGACAAAAGAAGTTGAAATTCAGGGCGTAAAATTCATCATTGGTGTTATACGCGCCTTTGAATGGAACGATATCGTGACCCGTTCCGAAAGCGCTTTTCCCGCCCTGAACAAATTCATCCGGAAAACACCCAAAGAAGAGCTCGATAAGATGAGCCCTGTAGAGATTTCGAATCGCATTTGTGAAGAGATGGACCCGGAAGAAGTCGCTGCTAATAACAAACAGGTATTCAAAGCTCATTGGGACATGATTCGATTTGCTGTTAAGGGGCATTGGGGTTTTCTTGATGAAGACGGCGCCGAGATTCCTTTCAAGCTTACCGTGGATGGCACTGTTGACCCCGAACTGATTGATGCTTATCACGCCACGGGCTTGTTCCACCAGCTGGCCCTCGAAGTGAAAGCTTTTAATACCTTACGGGAAGTTTACAAAAAAAACTCATAGTGGCCGTTGTGAAGGCCGAGGCTCTGCGGGGCCACGACCATGAGACGGCCGATGAAAAAGTGAGAGCGATCTATGGATGTGACAAACCTGTTGAACCGGGATCTGAGTGGAAGTTCGGCGGGTTTATCTTTGACCGATGCCCAGCCCATTATGTCCAGGATGCAAGTTTCAGCAATGAGGTTTTTTCGCTCTGGAATTGGCGGGAAAAAGGATTTCTTCCTTTTGCCGGCGGAATGCTTGATCAACCCGTGATTTATATTGAGGCGATGGATCTGATGGATTTTCTCGTCACCGAACTCAAAAAGACTGAAGCAGTTTCCTTCAAGAATAAAGGCGGGCTCCGTGGGTGATCGTAAACTTGAAGTCCAGATGCTGCTTGAGGACAAGCAGGCGCTAAACAAGCTCAAAAAGGCGCTTGGAGACATGGAGAACTCCGGCAAGTCCTTCACTCAGATGACCAGTAAAAGCTTTGCTTTCTTGGCAGCTAAGGTGGCTGCAGCTGGTCTTACGGTCGAAGGCTTCAGGCGCTTCATGGCGTCATCGATTGAAGCGGCGAACCAGCAAGAAGATGCTATCAACCGGCTGAATGTGGCATTGCAGAATCAAGGTACCTACTCTGAGGCGCTCAGCGCGCGGTATCAGAAGATGGCGAGTGATTTCCAATCATCGACTCGATTCGGTGATGAGGCGATCCTTCAAACTCAGCAAACCTTGGTAACTTTCGGCCAGGTAACGGAATCCAAAATGAAAGAAGCCACTCAGGCTGTTTTGGATCTCGCGACGGCGAAGCGTATGGATTTAACGGCCGCTGCCGACCTTGTTGCAAAAGCTGCGGCCGGCGAGACCGGAAGTCTTTCCCGCTATGGCATCATTATCGATCAAAGCATCCCAAAGACTGAGCGCTTTGGGGAAGTTCTTCGAATTATCCACACTCGCATGGGCGGCGCCGCGACAGCCGACGTTAACACTTACAGCGGTTCACTTGCCGTCTTAGGTAACGCCTGGGGTGATTACAAAGAAGAGATTGGGCAGGTCATCACAGAATCACCGGCCGTAAGAGATCTCATACAGGCTTTGGCTGCGAAAATCAAAGAGATGACAGTATCTCTTGATGAGAACAAGCCCTCGATTGATTTTTTTGTTAACGGGTTGATGGACATAGCGCAATTTGGTGAGACAGCGGGCCGAGCTGTGGAGATCGGTGTTGTCTCTATTTTGTTGGGCATTGAGCAACTTAAAGCGTCAGGCTGGCAAGGATTTAAAAATTTTCTGATGTACGGTCCGATAGGGGTCATGGGAGAAAATGCAAGCATGACCACTGATCAGATCAATCCCATGATTGAAGAGCTGCGCGCTCAGCTAGATGCTCTCATGGCAGATCCAAACGCGGCTACAGGATCTTCCTTATTGGCGCCGGATCCTAATAAGGTGATGGAGGGTATTGAAACCTCAAAGCCAGCTCTAGAGGAAGCGATGGCTTGGATGCAAGAAAAGTCCGGAGCTTTTACGAGCGGCTTCGAACAAGGTTTTGGAAAGATCGACACCTCTGCTAAAGCTTTTTTTACCGATTTTGGAAAGGGTGTCGGAACATCTACCAAGCAGGCGACGAGTATGTTCGCTGACACCACGACTCAGATCCTGATGGGCCAAAAGTCAGCAGGTGAGGGATTCAAGCAGCTTGGGATTGGAATTGTCTCGATGTTTGCAAAAATGGCAATTGAGCTTCTTGTGCAAAAAGCCCTCGCCCTGGCCTTTAATGCCACCTTGGGTGCGGCTTCTGCAGTCACCGGCGCTGCAGTGGCTGCCGCTTGGGCTCCCGCGGCCGCTCTTGTTTCCTTAGCTTCTTTCGGAACAAATGCTGCGGCAGCGGGTGCAGCCATTACCAGCACAGTCGCGCTTTCAAAAGGTCTAGCGACATTTAGCTCGGTAATACCCGGCGCTGAGTTTGGCGGAACAGTTCAGCGCGGCGGAACGGTTCTTGTTGGCGAAAGCGGCCCGGAGTTTCTAAATCTTCCGCGCGGCGCCGAGGTCCGTCCGCTTGACCGAGGTCCTGGAGGTGGCGGCTCGATGCACGTCGAGATCCACATAGGCCAAGCGTCATTTAAAGATCCTGATGGTATCCGAGAACTTGCCTTTGCGGTATCTGAGATTTTGGATCAGCAAGCGAGGGGCTTGTGATTTCCTTATCAGGATTTAACCGGATATTTAGCGTCCATGCGAAACGAGCCATTGCCGATACGCCAGACCATTGTTTTAAGGTTTCCGTTGATGATCATGGCATGAATAGCTCTGTCCGAAACGGGCAGGCTGTAGGTCGTGGAGCCGCCCGGGTTGATGGTCCTGCCGTCGTAAGGATAACCGCTGAGCCCGGAAAGCTCTACTTTGTATTCAGCGCCGGTATCAGAAAAAAGCTGAATGCTGTCCGCGAACATATTTGTTTGCAAAGGTTTGGTGCTGTTATTCAAAAGCTGAAGGCCGATTTTAACCGGAGCTTCCAGACCCGGTCTTTGATCAACGGTCATTTTCGCTCCGTAGCGAATGCCTTCCAGGTGCTCTATGGACGCCTTTGGGAACTCAATGGTGTAGCGGCCGTTAGCGACAGAGGCGCAGCCGGTGAGCAAAACCGCGACGCATACGAAAACATTTTTTTTGAACATGATGGGTGGTTCCTTTCGGTTTTTAAGTTTTGTTTACCGAACTCATTTTATTACAGACGGGCTTAAAAAATGGCAAACATCGACATTGACCTGGGTTCTTTTGATCTTTCGAGCGCAAACGGCGTTGCTGTATCGGATATTAAGTTCAGTCTGGCTAAGACCTTGCGGCAGTCCGAGCTTGTCGGCGGACACGGTTCTGTCATTCCTAACGCAACTCGCAAATCTATCCAGGCTCAGGTCAGCCTAACTGTCAAAGGAAGCGATTATACCGACCTGCGCTCCAAAATGGATGCGATTTTTAACGCGCTTGAGCAGACCTCTGAGCAAAAGCTCACACTGGATGATGAGCGTTTTTTGATGGTGCAGTATTCCGGCCTCAGCTGGTCATGGAAGAACTTCCGGGTCCTTGCGGGATTGTCTTTCGTGCTCACGGCCCCGGACCCCTTTTGGTACTCAGAAGCTTTGCAGTCTGACACAAGAACGCCGACGAGCACCGTTGCTTATAACTGGACCAATAATGGCAATGCTTCAACCCGCGCGAAGTTAATTCTAACGAACGGTTCAGGATCCACAATAACCGACGCAATTAAATTTGAAAATGTGACAAACGGACAAATCTTCGAATTCGAAGGATCTCTGTTAGACACCAAGTCTTTGATTGTCAATAACCGCGTGGATGCTGACGAGGTTGAAATTTCAAATGATGGTGTGGCTTGCGAAGGCGAATTCTATGGAGATCTAATCACTTTGAATCCGGGCGTAAACAGCTTGAAGTATACAGGTACCGCAGGTGTGGAAGTTACGATTTCGCACAGAGATGCCTGGAAATAAGGGGATTTATGGCAACCGCAACGCCCACAACTTACGCGATCGAGATCCGCGACAAGGACGATGCTTTAAAAAAGCGCATTGAACACCTCGTGACAAGTCTTTCTTGGGAGTGGAAAGCTCAAGGGGGCTGCGGAAGATGCAATTTGACACTTGATGGGGACCCTTATCTTTTTGAGCCCGAGGGCGATGACAATATCCTGATTTATCTTCCCGCTGAAGGGGGCGGATCTGAATTGTGGTACAGAGGTTATCTGGAAACTTTGAACCGTACGTTTTCCGGATCCAAAGGAAGTCTTTCTCTCGAGTTTGAAGGTTACTACGGTTGGGCGTCTCGGATCATTGTCCATGATGATTTTCTCGAGAAAGTTTATCAGGGGCAGGAAATGTCTTCGATCGCTGAAAGTATTCTTGACGATTTTCTTCTTGTTGAGGCACCTATTACGAAGGGCACCATCCAGGAGGGTTCTTTCAGCGCCGACCGGTTGGCGTTTAAAGGCGAGTGCGACGAAGCGTTTGCGACGCTTTCGGATCTTCAAGGGCGGGTGATCTACGGCGTTGGTCCGGACCGTGTTTTTTACTGGTACAACGAATCAAACGTTGTTGGCGATCGAGGAAAATGGTTTATCGGGGATCACATCACCGGTGTTCGTGACCGGACTGATTTTCGAAGTATGGTAAACGAAGTTTTCTTTGAGGGCGGAAAAGTTAATAACGCAACTTTTAGTGTGCAGCGAAAATCAATCGGGCATCAGACCTTGCATGGAGTCAGACAGAAGCTTAAGTCAAATAGCGCGATCACAACAAACGACGTATCGAGCCGGTTTATAAAAAATCAATTCTTGATCGATGCTGTTCCAAAGCGCCAGGTGACGGGAAGCTTGGAGAATATCAGCCGAAGGCTTGAGGCGTCACTTCCAATAGGCCCTATTGAAATTGTCGATCCGGATCGTTATCAGCATCCCAACCGATATAGGTCCGATGCTGATCCAGAGGGAATCTTATACGGTGTCGGAAACTATGTTTACGGTGAAACGGAAAAGCATTATATCGATCGCATCCGCTACACGCTTAGCCCCGAATCCGGAAAGGTGAACGCTGAGGTTCAGTTCGGAGATTCATTGGGCGTTTCGCTTACATCTTCTCGGATTAAACAGCTTGAGAACGAGATCTCAAACCTAAGGCAAAGGAGTCTTTAATATGGCATCACAATATCCCACGCAGGTAGACAGTCTTGTTCGAATTGTCGACGGATCAACCAAAGTGAAGGAAGACTCGGTTAACCCCGACAAGGATGGCGTTGAAGCGGTTCAAGAGTTTTTAGGAGAGTCCGGCGCCAGCAAAGCGCACAATACGGATCTTCTGGCACAAATCTTCAGCTTGCTTCCGACGATAAAACTCTCTTATTCGACGGCCACTAAAATTGTGGCTTCTGCCGGCGTTTCACGCGTGCAGAATGCGGCCGGAAGTGTTCGGAAAATGAGAAAGAACGTTTCCACCACCGATATTAACGGGGGGTGGACCGCCGACACAGATTTTTTGATTTACGCCATTGGGGATGCCGCGGCCACAACGGTCACCTTTGAGGTGGTTGAGGTTGGAGACCCGATCGTTGGTACCGGGTATGAATTGGTCGGCGGATTTTCAACCAATGGATCCGGCGAAGCGATCGAGAGCACCGTTTGGTCTGTTGCCGGCTGCCGCGTGGTTGATTTTAACTATAAGTTTGATGCGACCCGAAAAACCACAACAACGGCTTTTCCTTGCGATAACACAATCCCTCAAAACACAGAGGGGCTTGAGGTCGTGAGCATTGATCACTATATTAAAAAAACCACGAATATTTTGCTTTTTATTGGGATTGTAAATCAAGGATTGACGAGTACTCAAATAACGGGTTGCGCGCTGTTCTCGTCAAAAAACGGAACGCCTGCTGATGCGGTTGCTGCTAATTTAGGTTCTTATGTCATCACAAACGACACGGGTTTAATAATGCTTATCACCGCGCGG